CTGGTCAAAGATGGCAGGGAACTGCGCAGACAACTGCATGACCGACTGCATCTGGGCGACACGCTGGGTCTCGCTGAAGATGTGGGGGTCGGACACAGGAACCACGTCGCTGTTGCGGCGGAAGTCTTCGCGTTTGATGGGCAACTCGGCAACGATGTCACCTTTGCGTTGCTCGTCTAAGTGCCAGCGGTTGATACGACCAAGGATGTGCAATACACGGCGCTGGGCGTCATGCAAGCGTGCGTGAATGGAGGAGAACACTACCGCGCCCTGCTCAATCAGCGCCTGAGTCGTACCCACAGGCATATTGGACTTGGCGTCAGCAATCTTCTCTTCAGCGGTCGTCACCACGCCTTTGGCTTCGGTTGTCAGAAACTGTAGCAACTGAAACAGCACAGGGGAGGGCGGGTTAAATGGCATAGGCATCGCAATCTTGCGGATGTCGTCCACGCCGATACCGCCTTCAATCTCGGTCACCTGAGTGATTTCAATTTGGTCTGACTGGCCCGAAACCTTTGCGCCCTTTAGCTTTAGCATGGTCAGGGAGTTGTTGACGTGCGCAGTGTCTAGCAAGGCCCGTAATGACCCCGTGGCGGCGGCAGAAAGACCTCCGATGAGGTGAGGTAGCCCAACAGCGTATGCGCCTCGCCAAGGGATGAATTTGAACTCGACCATCCAATCCAGCTTGGTCATGGTTTCGTCGCCCTCTTCCCAGTTGCGGTACAAGCCCAAAACCTTGCGGTCAAGTTCGTCAATCATTAAGATGTAAGGCGCGTTCTCGCCCTTAGTGCGGTCGTCGTCGTCAAGGTCAAGCCAAGTGTAGATGTGGTACACGCGGCGCAGGCCGTCTTCACCATCCTCAAACTGCTTGCCCTCAATCTTGGCGTTGGCCTTCTCGGCGGCAGTTTGCTCAGGCTCGGACGTGGTGCGGATGAAATTGATGTCGCGGTACAGGCCACGGTCAATGCGTTGCTTAAACTCCCACTCGCTGATGTCTTGCTGTTCCGTCACGCGCTGTGAGGTGTAGAAGTTGGCAGACGCAAAAGGGAGCAGGATGTTGTCAATGGCAACAAATTCAGCACAGGGTCGGCGCTTCTTATCGTCGTACCACAGCTTCATAAACTGTGAACCACCCAACGGCAACTGGGTCAGCATTTGCTCCTGCTCATCCCTGAACTCTTCAATCTGCTCAGTCAACTGCCAGTTCATGTAGTCGCGCTTGCGTTCGGCTACCTCGGTCTTCTCTTCCGTCACGTCGCCCAGAATCTTGGTTTTGGCTGGGCCATCAGGTGGGAACATCTCCTTGATGGCGCGGGAAGCAAAGTCCACACACGCCTCAGCCATCATCGGATGCACAACCTTGGAGGCTCCGAGGAACTGAGCGCCCCCCGGGGCATCATCCCCCATGCCTGTACGGCGCAAGCCCTCTTCGTACTGCTTGTCGCGCTTCTTGCGTGCTTGGCGGTCGTTGTCAATCAGGTCGATGTAGCGCGAAGCCATTGCCTCCAACTCAGTGATGCTGACGACCTCCTCAGCCAAGTTGGCGTAGAAGTCCTCGTCCTCGGCTGGGCCTTTAAAGTCCTCTAGTTTGACGACAGCGGAGCCGTCAGGAAGTTCTTCCACGTCGGGGTCTTCCCCGGGGAGCATATCCACCTCCGCTCCACCCTCCTCGGTCATGCGGACGCCTTCAATAAAACGGTCTTCATCTGGGCCAATTGGGTATTCTGTTGCCATGCTTATCTCGCTCTAAGTTGTGTCAACCCACCACGTTTTTGGGGCTGTACTGGGGTTGGTTTGAACATGATGCCCATCGGCTTGCTTGCGTTCGGGTTCATCATGCCCTCGTAGCCGTACTCCTTGACCAGACGCTCGTAGTCGTTGGCCTCCTGCAAGGGTGACGTAATGCCAGCATTGACCTTGGCAGTGAAGGGTGTGCGGTTGGACTCACGGGCCAGCGCACGAAAGGATAGGGGGTCTTTGGTGATGTCATACAGGTTTGACGACTCGCCACGATAGCGATTGACGCCAAGGCCAGACTCAGGGGTGATTGTGTTAGGTTCGCCAAGGTAGACGTAGGAGCGGTCTTTGACGCCACCAGCAAAGTCACGCAGACGTTCAGCCTCCGCGCCCTTGATGCCTGTGCCATACCTTTTTGGGTCAAGCAACTGCAAATTGGGGTCATTGCTAAAGTGAGTCAGAACCGATTGGCTTTCGGTTCCCTTAGCGGGTCGGTTTGCGGCGCTCAAGTAGTCAGGCAATCCGCCAGCGAACTTGGGGTCAATAAACTCAGGCGGGAGCAAGACGGCCTTCTGGGGCGCAAACTGGAAGTTGTTGGCAAACTCTTGACGCTTGGCGGCACGAATCTCGTTGACCAGTGCAGTGTCTTTGCGTCGCATGGCCTCGACTTCCATATCCTCTAGTTTGGCAATACCCGTCTTCAGCTTCACGTTGAGCGGGCTGTAGTTCACGAGCGAGTTCTGACCACGGGTCTCCGAGGCCATAGCCAAGCGGGCAAGGGGTGAGTACATCTGCTGGTGAACGGCGTAGGCAAGTTCTTCGCCCTTGGGGCCAAACTGGTTGCCATAGACGGCGTGACCTAGCAGGTCGTGGACAGCGCGGAACTTTTCGTTCTCGTTCAGGCCAGAAGCCTTGTCAAGGCGGTTGAGGAAGTCGTGGGGGTCGCCACCTTGGAAGACGTAGAGGTGCTTGTTGCCATGCACGTCAGCCATCATCTCCTTGGAGCCACCAAGGTAGTCACCCTCGCCTGCGCGGTGGTAAGAAAAGTTGTAGGGAAGTTTCTGGAACTGCTCGTCGGTTTCCTTGGCGAGTTGGCGGTAAGCCTTCTCCATCAGGTCGTCGTAGTTCTTGGCTCCTGCCTGCTCAAGCAGGTCAGGCATCTGCTTGGCATAGGCGTCAAACACTGAGTTCTTGTACTCAGGAGAACCTTCTACCGCAAGCTGGTGGGCGCGACCAATGGCGGACTGCTTGGCAAGCGAACTCTCTGGAATGTCAGGCTTTACAAAGTCAGTGCCTTGCGTTTCTTTGGTAAAGCGTTGTGCAATTTGTAGGGGCTGATTTGACGCTGGGTCAGAAATCAGTCTTGCCACCTCTTCGTCCGAGATGCGGAGCGGAACTTGGCTTCCAGCTTCTCCTGCGCTTCCTCCGACAGGGGCTTGGCCTTGTAGTTCATCCGCTTCTCGAAGTCCGCGACTCTTTGCTCCACTGACGTCAAGGGAGGTTGGGCTGACTCGGTAGAACGGCCCTTCTTGTTTGGTTGCATACGTTGCTCCTTGTGGTGTCCCCGCTGGTGCGGTCATTGCCTCTGGTTGTAGAGGAAACAGTGTAACAGATTTTTTGCCAGTTAGTTTATCGTAGCCTTTAACAGCGCCCTTGCCCAATTTGGATATGCCTGCACCACCAAGAATGGCGGCAGGGATTTCGGTCAGCGGGCTAAAGCGGCCTTGGCTCATTAAGCCAGCGTCTTGCGCACGCTTGATGAGGTGTTCAGACCCACCAATGGGCAAACCGTCAGCGGTCTTCAGTGAATCAGACAGACTGCCAAACATTGGCTCACGTTGTGGTCGGTCTTCAAGTCTTGGGCTGTTAGGGTTTGCTGGCCCTTCCAGCACTGAACGGTACTTGGGTTTGGTCAACAGCTTGTCAACCGTTACCGATTTGAGTGGGTCAACGATAAGGTCAACACCAAGGTGAGCAAGGTCGGGCGCACCACCAGCAAGTTGCAACGCCGCAATTTTGGCAAGTTGCGCACGGGCGCGGCCTGATGACTTCAGGCGGTCGTAGTCGCTGGCAAGGCTTTGCTTGCCCTCCGCGTACATTTCGGCGGCGTTCTTCTTGATGTCGCTCCACTTCTGAGTTTCAAAGAAGGGTTTGGTTTCGTTGCCGCTACTCTCTTCAGGTGAGGCTATGCCGCCACCGTCAAAGTGCTGAGGCTCCTTAAATTGCAGGGTCTTGAATGCTGGGCCACCTTCTGCGTAGATGTCAGGCAAGATAATTGGTGACCTTCTTATAACATCCTCATCAATACCATGAACATAATTTTCTGGTTTTACTTGATTTTTTGTTAAGGCCAATTCTTTTTTTAAAGCCTCTATATATTCTTCTTGACTTCGACGCGGAAATGGTTCGCGTAATTCTGCACGAGGCAACAATTTAACAAGGCCAGACTGCTCTCCTTTGTCAGCCATAACGCGATTGCGGTGGCGTCCTTCATGTCCAGATATAAATGGCGCAACTGTAGACCCTTGCTTTGATTTGTTAATTTCAAGAAAGGGAACATCATCAAAAGCGCCAACATTTGGCAGGTAATCTTCCATGTATTCAGGATAGGTCAACCGCTTGCCGCTTGTGGTGTACAGCGTTGAATTGGCGTCCATAAAACGCGGGTCAAGGGGCATGGCAAACTTTTCAAAGTCGGCTGGATTCATAGTCATCAAGGCTTTCGCATTGTCGCCAGTAAATGCCTCTTTGAGCGCCTGCTCTTTGTACAACTTTTCAAGGTTTGGTATCTCGTCAGCGGCACGCTCAAGACGCCGTGAACCGTAGTCGCCCTTTTCCTTTTGAACGGTCTTGCGCAGTTCAGTCAACTTGCTGGGAATAATGATGGATGGGGGCTGGATAACTTTTGATTCAGCTAAGGGCAGGACGTCACGGTCAGCGAACAGCTTCTTAAATCCCTTTGCCACGCCCTTAGCGGCTCCACCAGCCTGCATGAATGCAATCTTCTTGAAGCCAGCCTCGCCACCTTGGGCCATTCCCATGCGTTGGGCCATAGCCTGCGCTAAACGGGCGTCAGCGGCCTCGATGTCCACACTGCCACCCTTTGCCATACGTTGGCTCATTGCCGCCGCTAGGCGTGCGTCTGCCGCTTTGATGTCCACAGCGCCACCTTTCTTGTAGCCCTCCTTCTGGAGGAACGTCAGGTAGTCCTCGTCCACAAACTGCGACGGCTCCGCTCTTGACAGGTCGTAGTAGTTGACGGGCGCAAGCCTGTCGTTCTTGTCCTTGCGACCTTCACGCAACTTGTAGAAGTCACGCATGGCCTTGTTAGGAGGCACAAGTTGGTACTTGATGCCAAGGTCGTTGCCAGTCACCTGCAAGGGGAATGCCTCGTTCAGGTCTGAACGCTCAATAATCTTGCCGTCTAATACGAAAAAGCGATTGCCAACATCGTATGTGCCAGCGTCAACCAAGTCAGGGTCGGTCTCGCGTCTGAGAATGGAATCCATCTGGCCTGAGTCCTGCCAAGGCTCGTTGCCGTACTCGGACTTGTATGCCTTGCTTCGCATTGGGCCTTTGACGCCCTCACCTAACAGCACGTCACCAACTGCGGAACGTCGAGTAAAGGTGTTAGCCGCGCCCATCGCGCTAGGGTCAGTCAAGTCGAAGGCGTCGTCGAACAGCAACGCGCCAGTCTTGTCGTCAGCCGCCGCCCTGATACGGTCGTTCATCAGCTTGATTTGACCAGCAGGAACATTGCCCGCCTTCACTGCGTCTTGGAACTCCTTGATGGCGTCCTTCAGCACGACGGTGTTGCTCTTGTGCTGGTTTGGTGAACCAACGAAGGTCGTCCAGATTGACTTCTCTGGGTCGTTCTGCTTGACCTTCTTGTCAGCGGTGTTCTTGTTGCCAAAGCCCCATACGGTGTTGGCCTTCTTGTGCGGTATCGAGTAGTGCTGGAGGCCAGCGAAACCCACTCCACCACGGTTCTGGCCTTTAACCCTTGAGCGGTCAGTCTCTGTGAAGTTCAGGGTCTTGCCCTCTGCGCCGACATTGCCTAATGCTTCAGACATCCGCATGGATGCGGGCGCGATTGGGTCAGCGTACTGAGCGCCAGCCGCATACTTCTGGGCCAGCTTCTCTTCTTCGGTCATCAGCAGGCGCTTGCTGGCCTTACCGAGTCCGCCTAGTATTTTCTTTGGGTCTGCCATCGTTTACACCGCATAGGGGTTGACCCGCTCTTTGCGGGCATAAGCGTAGTCATCCTCGTCATCATACCGAGGCTCTGGGTTGATGTCTAGGAAACCCATGTCCTTCATTAACCGAATCGCTTGCGTTGCGCTATCGACATAGTCGTCGTGCGTGCTGTCAGGGAAGGAGCATATCTGCGACAGGAACCCCTCACACCAGTCCTTGACGTAGCCCTTGCGCACGCTGGACTCAGGAAGCCACACACGGCCCGTCGCAAAGATGCTGGCGGTAATCTGGAGCCTCTGCATCTTGTCAGCCTTGCCGGGGTTGTACCCACGCACAGGCAGGTGAGCGGCACGCAGTTCTTGAATGAGGGAGATGCCAGCGGCTTTGTCCTCCACGAGTATCAGGTCAGGTCGCTTGGCGTCCTTGCCTTCACCGTAGCTGACCCGCCACTCGTCTAGCACCTTGGGCTTGAGCAGGGGGAAGGTCAGGTGTTCGGCCCAGCAGTCGATGAGCAGGACAGACATCGGGCCATCAAGGGGCTGGAACACACCCCACGTTGTCATAGCGGTCGGGTCGTTGTATTCCTTATCGCTGAAGGCGCAGTCATAGGACTGGACTATGAACTCAAAGCGAGGGAAGGGCTTGTCCGCTGGGTACAGCTTGAACATATCGCGCCCGACCACTTTGCCATCCTCAAGGTCAACCAACAGGCCCATGACCTCCTGCTCATACAGCTTGGAGCCTTTATATTGTTCCAATTGATTCTTGAACGTGGGCGCTAGGTGAGCGGCGTTCTCGTAGGTGCTGGCGCGGTCGATGACAACGTCCTCACCCTCACGCCCGACCAAGTCGATGATGAGGTCTTTGGGCTTGGGTGTGGTGGTCACGATGACACGAGGGGCATCACCCAGACGCAGGCCGAACATCATCATGTCCCATGCCTCCTGCGGGTACTGCAATGCCGCCAACTCGTCACACCATGCGAAGTGGAACTGTGGGCCACGCAGACGCTCGTAGCTGTCACCACTGATGCCACGGATGATGGAGCCGTTGGACAGGCGTATCTGGTGGTCTTGCTTGTTGTAGTCCACCACCAGTTCGTCAGGGATGCAGGCCAACAGGCCAGACTCACCCTCAAAGCAGGTGTGCTTGATGTCGTTGGACGTAGGGGCCAGCACAAGGCTTCGGCTGTTCGGGTGTACCCATGCCCACCACCACAGGGCTTCGGCGGCACTGCGGGTCTTCCCAGCCCCTCGGCCTGCCAGCATCATCCAGACGGTGTAGTCCTGCTCAAGCGGGGGCGGTATCTGGTAGCGGTGAGCGCCAGCCACCCATGTTGCATGGGCGATGTAGGCGATGCGGTCATGCTCAGGCTTGGCGTTGAACTCCGCCTGCACCTCTGGGTCTGACATCAGTTCTGCTAACACAAGTATTACTCAGGCCAGACACGAGGCGTATAACCCCGTGTTTTTCGACACCACAAAGGTGTGG